CTGTGATGGTTCCGTTCAGGACAATCTGTTTGGATTGATCCTGGAGTTTCCTGATCTCTTTCAGAACTGCTTCTGCAAATTCAAGCATGGTGTTTCCATGAAAAGCAGACGGTACAAGGCTCCGTCTGTTAGCACTTACTCACGAATTAGTATATCTTAACTGGACGGTTACCGTCTCGTTTTTTTACAATCATGGCAGGACCTTGTACACCCGGGGATGTTTTAGGCATCCCGGCCTTCACGCCTTTGGGCTCTTTGGTCTTTACCTGCTTGAGTTTAATTTCTTTGACCGCCATATTGGCCTCCTGATTGTTGGGGTTGACTGACCTTGTCTTGCTGTAACTGCAGCTTCTGCACGTTGATCTGGTTGGTCTGCTGTGCCTTTTGCTGATCAAGGGCCAAGCGCTGCTGGTCAAGGCCAATGCGGGCCTTGTCTGCCTCTGCACGTTGGGCGATTTCCTTCTCCTTGATCTGCACCAAGGGATCAGGTCCTTCGCCACCAGCAAAGGTCTCCTGCATGTCGCGAACTTCCTTCATGCCCATGGCAATGTTGATAGCGACCATGCCTTCGCGCTGGATAGCAGAGACCATGCGGTCTGGATCGGTTCCATACTGCTTGAACAACTCGACTTCCATGTCCTCTTCCGCACGCAAGCGGATGTGATCCAGGATGTGCTTTTGCAACTCGGCAGCAGACGTTGGGCTGGACTGCAAAATAGGTGACAGGCCCATCATCAAGTGCGTTGCAATGTGCGCATCGTGCTGCTGGCCGGCAAAGGCCTTGAGCTTCATGCCGTTGAGCACGTCGCTGTTCTCGGACGCAGGGTCGCGAGGCATGTTGGTGTTCTGCGGGAGCAGTACACCGTCAATGTCACGGATGTTCAAGGCCGCATACATGCGGTAGTAGGCCTCGTACATGTTGTGCATCTGCGGCGCGCTCTGCGCCAGCTGCAACTGCATCTGTGCCAGCTGAATACGCTGTGCAGAGCTGAAGATGTTGGGGTCAGCCACGGGCTGGACCGACACCATGGTGTCAAAGTCCTTCTTCTTGATCCTGCGGCTCGCGCCTGGTACGTCGTAGGGGTACTCGTCGGGCATGTACTGGCCAAAGCCCTCGAACAGCAAGCGGAACTCAAGCGTCTGTGCGTAGTGCAAGCGCTTGTGGATGCTGGACATGACCATAGAGCCGCGTTCCAGCAGCGCCAGAGTCGTTCCGACCTGTGCATACTGATTTCCATCACCAACTTGCATGTCGGCAGTGCTGGACAGGCGCTTGCCGGAGTCCACCAAGAAGCCCATCAGTGCAAACAGCACCTGACTTGGCTCTTTGTACGGCAAAGGCAGCAAAGAAGCGGCCAGTTCTGCACCGCCAGCGTCAATGTCACGCCATTCACCTGGCTGGATGGGCGTAGAGTCGTCCGCGATCCGCGCGCCACGGGCTTTGAAGCCTGCGGGCAGGTTAGCGAGCGTACCTGCATCAATTAACTGCCTCAAAGCGCTTGTAGCGGCCTTGCCGAGGCCTCCAATGAGGTGAACAAAGCCCAAGCCGTAAGCTCCAGGGCCCTCGACCAGCACGTAATGCACAAAATAGTTGCGGCGCGTGCATTTTTCGTCGTTTTCTTTCCAGTTGCGACGAATTCCGACCACTTTCAAGGTGTCTTCTGCAAGGGTAACTACGTATGGACGCTTGATTCCGGTCTCTTCGTCGTCCTCGTCCATGTCCTCAAAGCCTGGGAGGTTCAAATCAACCAATTGCTCGAGCAAAAATATCTCACCGACGTCATCTGTGGGCTGAATACCGGTAACTTTGTCCACTGCTTCCTGAATTTGGCTTGCATCAGCAGGAGAAGCGTAGGTATCAAGGTACACATCGAGGTATTCGCCGGCCAAAGCACGCTTTCGGTACTCGTTTGAGTCCATTGCAATGCGGTGAGTCAGGCGTGGGCACTGGGACACGACGCTTGAGCCGTTGTACGGGATGTAAACATCGTCTGCCAGGCACAGTTTTGACACCATGCGGCCCAGTTGGTAGTCGTAGTAGACCTTTTTGAAGGTCGAACCACCGTAGCCAGTGTAGAAAAGCTGCTGGTCAAACTCAGGTGTGTACTCTTCCATCACCGTAGTGATCTGGTAGTTCATGAAGTCCTGCACACGGCCGGCTTGTTGGAACTTCTCGACCGTCTCTTTGCCCATAATCTGCGAGCGAACAGGGCCACCAGCAGGCATCAGCTCCTTGAAGGCCTGTGCCTGGAACTGAATGATGGCCTCGGTCAACATTGGATGGGTCGCGCCCGACGCGCCACGGAAGGGCTTGGTGCGCTCTTCCATGCGAAAGCCCAACAGATCGAGGCCCTTGGCGTACATCGACTCCCAATCGGAGCGTGAGCCTTTGTCCGCCTCGAACATGGCCGACACATCCAAGCCAATCTTGGCCAAGACGTCCGACTCAATGACCTCGGCAAGGTTGGCGTAGAAGTCCACTTCTTCCGCGTCCTTCTCACCCATCTCCACAGTCGCACCGCCATCCTCTTCAATGATGATTTCGATGTCGGACGAAGGCTCTGGTATGCCTCCACCTATTACCACCTCAAGGGTGGGCATCCGGTTCATTGCTTTTTCGATTGCCATGTGTGTTCCTTGTTACGCGTGGGCTTTTATAAACGCTATATTTTTATCCACTAAGCCGCCTTTTGCCAGCCCTAATTCTTTTGTAAGCGCCTGGTTCTTGGTAAATTCTTCTTCATTCCTAACAACTCTATTGTCCTTGAACTCAAAGAAATTATTTTTAAGAATTTTTTGCGTGCTTGCGGGAAGTGCAGTAACGTTTTTTATGGGTAAGGCATTTACTAAATCTGCTATCTGCTCCGCATAATTATTAGATGACTCATTTGCAGTTAAGGGGCCATTGCCTGTTAGTTGAAGAACCTGGCTTCTTTGCTTCTCAGGAACACTTGATTTACCAGTTCCATACTCAACTGTAACATGTGGAACATGATTCTTATCGTACAAGGCATAGACCTCTACTTCACCACTGTCCAAAGCACGCCGCCCACGGCCCAGCGCGCCATAGGTCTCACTGGTTGCATAGCTTCCCACAGAGTTGTTCATGCCTGCTGCAATTGATTTAACGCCATCAGGGTTGGTAACTTTGACCCATCTCATGTCATTGACAGTGGGCAGGAAATCTTTGACTCCAAAGAGCATGACATTTGCAGGTGGAGGTTTGCCCTGTTGCAATAGCGGTTTAACTCTTTTAAGGTCTTTTTCTATTTGTGCAACTTCTTCAGAAGATTTATACGCCTTCTTTAAAAAGTCAGTGAATCCCATGCTGTTTAAATCATTAGCCGAAAGCCTATTTGCTTCTTGTAAAAGTTTATCAGGGTTAAGACCAAGGAGCTTTAAATTACCGTACTCCTGTGCGTCTAAAATCGGTTGATTTTTATTTATTGCTGTTTCCAACTCAGGCAAAAAATACCCCGGAGGGACAGTTTCCATTGCATCAAACTGATCCTTGGTAAATGCAGGGCGCTGCGGATTAATCATTGCCTCTGTTGCAGTGGTTCCATACAGGCTTGGATGTTTTGCCAAATCTACATCGGAATACCGGCTTTCCTTTGCAAATACAGTGCGTTCAATATTGGGCTCTAGTACTGTGGAAAAAAGATTAGGATTTTCTTTGAGTTTTAACCTCACTTCCTTTGCCGCTTTTGCTACGCCATCTGGCCCAGGCAAAGGTTTTTTACTTGCGTAAGCAAGCAACTGGCTGTCAGGAATGCTGTCAAGATTGTCCCTGACACTTTCAATTATCTGTCTTTTAAGCGTGTTTGGAGGAGCCATGTCATCTGGTCTAGAGGGAACTCTCCTATAAGGCACAACAGCCTTTATGCCTATCATGTCGTCATAGTTCTTCTCTAGCAAACGCAAGGCCTGTAGGTTTCCTTGTGCCGCCTGTTTAACTAGGACCTGGGGAAAAACATCCCCCATCTTTGAGTCCATGTCAAATTTAATGTTACCTCCCAAGATGTCCGCTCGCAACGGGTCTTGGATGCTTCCCGCTTGTTTGCTGTAAAAATCCTTTGC